GGATTATATTGATGCCGAACAACAGAGTTTTTGGTTTAAAAACCTTGATAGAATCAAAGTAAATCTCTTCTTGATAAAGAATGACATAGATAATGTTGGGTTTGGCATTTTAAGACTTGAAGACGATGTTGTTTTGCTAACTGGTGGGGTGACGGAAAAATCTAGAGGCTTTGGTATTGGTGAATATGTCTTTAGATTTTTGTTAGATGAAGCTAAAAAGCACAATAAAAAAATAGAATTGGAAGTTTTAGTTTCAAATAAAGTGGCAAAAAAATTGTATGACAAGTTGGGTTTTGTTGAATTCAAAAGAACAGACAAAGTAATTTCAATGGAGTATAGAAATGATACCTCTCTTTAAAGTAAGAATGTCTGAAAATGTTGGCGATCTTGTAAAGAATGTATTGCACTCTGGATACATTTCACAGGGGCCTAAGGTAGACGAATTTGAAAAAGAGCTACAAAAGGCTTTAAAGAGTAAAAATACTCCAGTAACAGTAAACTCATGCACATCAGCAATAGACTTGTCTTTGGAATTGTGCAACGTCGGATATGGTGATGAAGTCATATCCACTCCACAAACTTGTTTTGCATCACAAATCGGAATCTTGCATAGAAATGCAAGAATAAGATGGGCCGACATAGATCCAATAACAGGTCTAATTGATCCGAATTCTGTAAAAAGTCTAATTACAGAAAAGACAAAAGCCATAGTTGCTGTCAATTGGGCTGGGAAAATCTGCGACTTCAAAACACTCAAGTCGTTTGGCATTTCCGTAATCGAAGATGCTGCTCACACCTGGGATTCATTTGTCGATACAAATGTTGAGCGTGGCGATTATATTTGCTATAGCTTTCAAGCCATAAAGTTTTTGACATCAGGCGATGGTGGTGCTATAATATGCCCAAATGAAGAAAAGACAAATGAAGCTAAACTTCTAAGATGGTTTGGTTTGGATAGAACAAAAAATGAATCATTTAGATGTACACAGAATATCAAACGTGCTGGTTTCAAATATCACATGAATGATATAAACGCAACTATTGGAATGTCTAACATAGAACTGGCAAATGATTCTGTTCTAAAACATAGAAAAAATTCAAAGTACATCATTGATAATGTGAAAAATGAAAGATTGGTTCTACCAAATTATGACGAAACAAATTCGTTTTGGTTGTTTAGTATGCATGTTCTAAACGATAGAAAGCAGTCATTTGTCGATTATTTGACAGAAAAAAAGATTGCATCTAGTCCTGTACATTATAGAAACGATTTATATGATTCAACGATCAAGTTCAAGGAAAATGACTTGCCCGGAGTGACTCAATTTACAAATACGCAAATTTGCATTCCGAACGGTTGGTGGTTGACAAATCAGAATCTTGATTATATTGTGGAAACGCTGAATAGTTATGAATAACATTTTTGTCATACCGTCAACAATACAACCATTTTATGGCGTCGTTAGTCATGAAGACAGGTATATACAAACTCTTGAAACAATAAAGAGCATCAAAAACATAGTTACGGATGAACACTTAATAGTTCTAATTGATAGTTCTGCAATAAAACTATCTCAAGAAAAATTGGAAAATCTTAAAAATAACGTTGATGTTTTTTTGGATTTTAGTGATGATCAACTCGCACAAGAATTCAATGGCAAATGGTTAAAGAGTCCGGGAGAAAATTATCTACTCTTTAATGCGATAATCAAGACAAAACAGCTTTTTGATCTTACAAACAAAAAGGGTAGAATGTATAAGCTTGGTGGCAGATGTTTTTTGCTACCCAAGTTCAATAGTCTTGATCACACTTCAATTGAAGACAGATATATTTTCAAGAAGAGATTGAATACTTGGAGAACATTGGAAGAGCAAAAAATATGCAATAGTACACACTTGTTGGAGACCAGATTCTATTCATGGCCATTCAACTTTGTCGATGATTATCTTGAAGTGATAAAGAAAAATTTCGAAATGTTCAATTATGGTCTAGACACAGAACATGCCCATTTTTTGAACATTCCAAAAGATAAATTAGTAGAATTTGACAAAATGAATGTTGGTTGTATCATGGCAGCCAACGGAAATTATATGGAGGATTGAGTTGTGAAGAAAGCAATTATTTTTGTTCCTACGGGAAATTATCCAGATCAATTCGACGATAGGTATGATAGAACTGCACATTGGAGATCAAAGCATCCAGATCGCACATATGAAATTATCAATTGCGTGTATAAGGAAGGATTTGAGCCTGATCCGAACACATATGACTATGTTTATCATATTCGCGGTCACAAGTGGCAAATGGTTCGTGATGTATTCAATCAGTTTGATTATTCAAAATATGACTATGTCGGTTGCATAGACGATGACGAGATTACAGATGTTTGGAATTTAAATCGCGGTCTAGAAATTGCTCGTCGTTTTGATTTTCGTCTGTGGCAATTGTCTATGGCGGAAGGCTCCGAGCTATTTTATCCGTGTCTGGCACAAGATAAATCCATTGACTTCTCAGAAACAAACTTTCTTGAGTGCGGCGTTCCCGTGTTTAGAGCTGACATATTTACCAGAATACTCAAGGCCTTGAATAATTGGTCTGGTTACGAACAGGCATGGGGTCTTGATAAAGCATATTGTGATATCGCACAGTCACATGCACATGTCATACATAGCGCATCAATTTATCATCCGCCGAGAGATTCATACTACGATAAGACTGATGCGATGAATGAGTTGAATTCTTTCATGACCACTATATATCCTAGAATGGCCCGTGAAGTATTCGGCCATGATTCGATGATGATAGATCAGCAAGTTACCTATCATAGATTTAAACTAGGAAATTGATAATGTTTGATCACATTGATTTTATAGATAGGGCAAAAGAATTTCGTAATTCTCAGCCATTTAATCATGTTGTAATTGATAACTTTTTTGATGAAGCAACTGCGAAAAATCTGGCGAAAGAATATCCAGACTATAATGATGATTTTTGGAAAATCAACTATAACAATCCAATAGAAATAAAGAAAACAAATCAATCTTGGACAAATTTCTCATCTTCTTTTTATAAAGTCTTTCACGAACTTCTTGATCGCAAGTTCACAGAAAAATTGACTTTGATGACGGGCATAAATCCTCTTTATGTCGATCATGGATTGCACGGTGGTGGACTACATACCCATTCAACAAATGGAAAACTAAACGTTCATTTAGATTATGCAATTCATCCAAAACTCGGTCTTCAAAGAAAACTAAACTTGATCGTATACTTGAACGATAATTGGAAAGAAGAGTGGGGTGGACACATTGAATTTTGGAGTCATGACGAGACAAAAAATGCTCCAAAAGAATGTGTAAAGAAAGTTGCTCCATTATTCAATAGAGCAGTTCTTTTTGACACTACTCAAAATTCTTGGCACGGATTGCCAGAACCCCTAAAGTGTCCAGATGGAGAAATGCGTAAAAGTCTTGCTGTATATTACTTAACAGACGTTGATGCAAAAACTCAAAGTCTCTTTGGTGCAAAGTTTGCTCCATACAAAGAACAAGAAAAAGATCAGTCAGTTCTTGACTTGATTGACAAAAGAAATAATAATATAGCTAGTCTAGTTCGTACTTATAGGTAATTGATAAAATGAAAAAGATTCTTGTGACGGGTGGTGCTGGATTTATTGGCATCAACTTTGTCAAATACATGACAGATGTGTCGAACGCACAAATCGTTGTTGTTGACAAGTTCACTTATGCAAGTAACTCGGATGAACTTATCAATAAAATGAAAATACCAACTTATTGTGTGGATATATCGGACAAAAAAGATCTTGAAGAAGTATTCAAAGAAAATGAATTTTCTTGCATAGTTCATTTTGCTGCAGAAAGTCATGTTGATAGATCGATTAAGGATTGCTCACCATTTGTGCAATCAAATATCATAGGCACTATCAATCTACTTGATCTTGCATTAAAGTATAAAGTAGAAAAATTTGTGCAAATATCAACCGATGAAGTATTTGGTGAAGTTCCGTATCCTGGAAAATTCAATGAATATTCTAACATTTGTCCACGCAATCCATATTCAGCTAGTAAAGCTGCTGCCGAACACTTTGTGGAAGCATATGGCAACACATATAAATTGCCATATATCATAATCAATTCTTCAAATAATTATGGTCCATGGCAAAACGTAGAGAAGTTCATTCCTCTGACTATTTCTAGGATCATGAAGAATCAAAAAATTCCCGTGTATGGAACTGGAAGTCAAGTGCGCGATTGGATCTATGTAAAAGACGCCGTTGAGGCAATATATCTCATAATGCAAAACGGAGAGATGCAACAGAGATATTGTATTGGTGGCGAAAACGAAATAAGAAACATTGATCTTGTTCGTCATATTTTAATGAAAATGGGCGCCGATGAAACATTGATTGAATATGTCAATGATCGTCCGGGACATGATGCTAGATATTCCATGTCAATAGACATTGTTAAAAAAGAGTTGAAGTGGTCTCCCCGCTATAGTCTCTCAGAGGGACTAGATGAAACTATAAAATGGATGAAAACCCATGAAGATAGGATTTAATTGTAGCAGCTTTGATTTGTTACATGCTGGTCACGTAACAATGCTCAAGATGGAAAAAGAGTTATGTGACTATCTAAAGGTCGCACTCCAAGTTGATCCGACAATCGATAGACCCGGATCAAAAAATAAACCAATTCAAAGCATTTATGAACGATATGTTCAGCTACAAGCATGTAAATACGTTGATGAAATTCTTGTGTATGAAACTGAATTTGATCTATTGCAGCTATTGATGACTCAGACCATTCACATTAGATTTCTGAGCGATGAATATTTGAATAGAGATTTTACAGGCAAGCAATGGTGTATTGACAACGGCATCGAATTGCATTATCATAAGAGACAACATATATACGGTTCTTCGGAATTGAGAAAAAGAACATATGAAATGGAGAAGAAGCGTCTTGATGAAATCATCAGTAAAGAAATCCCTCAACATCATCCGGAATTGGTAAAACCATGATTACATTAATTGGACACGGCTATATTGGTCAAGCAATTTGGCAAAAATTGCAGTATCAAAGTTATATGCCAGCATATTGGATCAAGCATACTGAAAATGTCCCAAAAGATACAACGATAATTGTAAATGCTGCTGGATATACAGGATCACCAAACGTAGATGCGTGTGAAATATATAAAGAAGACACAATCGCAGGAAACGTATTGTGGCCATTGAATCTTGAAATAAAAAATCCAAACACTCCGATAATTCACATATCAAGTGGTTGTGTATATACTGGATATGAAAAAGATTTCACGGAAGAAGATGAGCCCAATTTTAATTTTGACAATGGTAGTTTCTATAGTGGATCTAAGGCATTAGAGCAAAAATTACTTGCGCCGTATATGAACAAATCTTATATACTTCGTATTCGTATGCCTTTTGGATCCGAGAATCATCCAAAAAATCTTCTAAACAAATTGAAAAATTATGACAAGCTTGTAGACTTCAGAAACAGTCTTAGTCATGTGGATGATGTTGCTGAGGTAGTTTATCATTTTATCAGCAATAGACCCGCAACTGGAATATACAATCTTACAAATGGTGGAAGTAAGATGACTCGGGAAATAGCAGACATGATGGGTCTGAATAAACAATGGTTTACAAAACCCGAATTCTTATCTGCAATGAAAGCGCCGAGATCAAACTGTGTGCTTGACAACACCAAACTTAAAAAGATATTTCCTATTCGTGACGTAGATGTGGCATTAAAAGATGCTATAAGCAAATATAGATGAGAGAGAAAAATTATGACAAATAGAATATATTATCATGTGTATCTTGATGATCTTTTTTCATGGGCAACAATATTCGTTGATCAAATGACTATGATGGAAAAAGA